ATGCATAGTTGTAAAATTTTTCACTGTTATTAATATAGCATAAGTATCAAAATCAATAATATTTCTTGCAATAACACTTTTTAAATCAGGAATTTTCTGCTCTTTCCATGATTTTGCTGCTCTAGCCGTAACAATTAATAATCCGCCAGTAAAAAACATTGTAGAAAGAGCAGTGATCCAATCAGTAATTTTCACCTCTCTAAACACACTAAAGGAAAAAATAAATGCCGCACACGCCACGGCAAATGCGATCACAAAGGGATACACAATCAGCCATAATAAAAAATCTTTTACAGGTGATTTTGATTCATCATTAAGAAATTTTTTCAGCATATCAATTTAACACTATCGTTGTCTTTGCGAACTGCCATTAAATCATCTTATCTAAATAAGCAAAATATTTAGTTCTTAGCTTATTAAAAGCCCAAAAGGCAGATTTACCACAAGCAGCACGAATGAAATCATCAATGGTGTGATATGTTTTTCCTTCATAGCCTATTAGGGAAGAAAGTTCGTTATAATTAAAAAGAATTTCATTGCCAAACTGATCTATGCCACAAAAGAAATATTCTTTGTTAGCATTAATTGCAATATATTGAAGTTTCAACTGTTGGCGATGTTGCCATCCTTTTAAACGGACTAATATTTCATGTTGTGATTTTGGGGTGGGGAGTATTCGATAATTTCCATTGCTATCAAGTTTAAATTTTTGACCGTTTAGATTTTCATTTAGAATATTGTTTAGGTTGGGTAATCGTCTGAATTTTCTATTCTTCTCATACCAATACAGCCCCACCGCAAAAATAATCGCAAAAGGAAGAATCACTGTACTTGAAAATTCAGGGCTAAAGATACTTGATACTAAAGTGTGAAAAACTAAAACACCACCTAACCAAACGCCAAAACATAAACCTTTCATACTATTTTCTACAAACCTTCTTAGAACGAGAAACTGAACCATCATTGCAAATAAATTTCCCATCTTTAGAGCAATGAGAAACGCCACCTTTCTTGCCCGAACAAGGTTCACGCCCACGGGCATCCGCCATATTTGCAACCATAAAGAACGCACTTGCAACTAAAACCGCTGAAATTAGTTTTTTCATCACACTTTCTCCATCTTCAAAATCACCTTCCCCACCACATCAATATCCGAAAGCTCACATTCAAAACTGAATTTGCCGCCGTCCACACGGATTTTTCCTGCCGGCAACACGGTGATATAACGAATAAGGTGGGAATTTTCCACAATGACGAAATAATCGCCATCAACCAATGTGCCGTAATCGCTTGTCATAAAATACGTTTTGTTGTCTTCCACAACACAAAATACTTTGTCATAGCTTTCACGGCTGTCTAAATTCGGTAAATACGGTAAAAGAAAGGGTTTATTCCCCATTATGAAAGATTTTCCATTTTCTAACTTAATAGAGTGAAAATATTTCAAGTCCATTGAATTATCAAAAATTGGCTCTTCACCAAAGGCGACATAATCCAATCTTGCACCGGTTTCTTTCACGCAACGGATAACTAATTCCGCAGGGAAAAAACTGCGAGAAACCCATGTACTAAAGGTGCTTGGGGATATTCCTAAATGTTCACCTAAATCTTTTCTTTTTGCGAATCCGTATGCTTTTTGAATGCGGTCAATAACATCTTTACCGCCAATCAATTCTAAATTATTCATAAAATGAGCCATTAATTCATATTGACATTCGCAAATGAGACATAATATTATAATTACGCAAATGAGCCATAGACAATATATACCATTATTTACAGACAAAGGAGTTTAGACAATGAGCAATCAAAATGCAATTTGTATAAATGTACAGATCCCTGCGCCTTACGTCACCTTAAAGAGATATGCCGAGCTTTCAGGGCTTTCGTTAAGTAAGGTTCAAAAAATGAGAGCAGCAGGCGAACTCCCTATCGCAGAGAAAAAAGGGGAAAGGGGATCCGTGCTGGTGAACTTAATCGCCATCACCAAACAAGCGGCGAGACAAGAATAAAAAACCGCACAAAGTGCGGTTAGTTTTAAACAAGATTTTAGTTATAAGGGGAAGACAATGACTAAATCATCACTCACCTTTTTCTTTAAAGAATATTGCGAGAAACGCAATTTAACCCACGAAGAAATTCAAGAAAGATTCGCTATTCTTCAGTATCAGGCAGAAGTCGAGCGAGATACAACTCAAAATCATGAGCCGCTTGAGAAGATTTTTGCGAAATGGCGTCAAGCTTGTCAAAACAAGCACGCTCAAAACTACGAGCCAAATCAGGGTGTGAGCCAATCACCTCCAACATCAAAGAAAGAACATGTTCTTGTCGTGCCTGTTGAGTCATCAGAAGAACTAGCTGTTCTTGAACTTGTTCAAGCGTTTTTTCAATCTGATCGTTCACTATGTGAAATCCTTAAATTAAGTAACTGTTTATTCAATTTGGGGAAAGCATACAACAAAAGCGGCAAATAGCAAAGCGAGGGCGTGGCAGTGAGCAAGTTATTTTATGTTTATGAAAACGAAAGTGCGGTTGAAAAATGGCACAGAGTAAACGGCAGACCTATGTCGAAAGCAAGAAACGGTGAAGAGGCATTACATGAAATAGGATTAAGTAAATATGCCGTCCAACGTGCTTTTAACCACCTTTCTTATGAGCAACACGAAAAGCTCAAAGCCCTAGCAGACATTGAGCCTTTTGAAGATTACGTAAGCCACGACCGCACTGGCTACAAGTTAGAACATTACAATGAAAAAGGCATCGCCAAAATAGCGAAGGAAATGCAAGAAATGTCCAGCATTCGTGCACCTTTTCCCACATGCTTAACCCGCCGTGATTTTTTCGACATTGATCCATATACAAGGGGGCAACCATGAGCCAAGCAACCCGCACAGGCTGCCTAAAATCAGCAAGAAGTTGGCGTAAAAAATATTTTTCTTACCGGATTAAGTGGGAGCAATTCAAACGCCAACAAAACGAAACGGAAGCCAATTCCATCTATGAAAAAATGGTATTCGCCCTTGATGTCGCCGTGTACCTCACTAAAAAAGCAGAACAATTAACCCATTAAGGAAAACCCCATGCAAGAACACATCATCGAATTATCGAACCGTTACGCACTCAAACTAAACGAAAACCACGTTTACATCCTATACAAAATCAAACTGAACGATAAAGGCAACTATGAACGAGTAGGTGGAAAAGTCTGTAAAGACCTTTTTGCTTTTGCCAACTCACTCATCTATTGCGAATTGATGAATGAGGATGTGATTTCGCTTGCAGAGATGGTGAAAGTATTAAAGGCCATTTATGCCGAAGTACAACGCATTGCGGAAATCCAAGAAACCTACGCACAAGCCTAGGCAATTTTTTCATGTATCAATATTAATTTAATTCATAGAAATAGGTTATTTATGAGAAAATTTGATTTAGAACAAGCATTAAAAGGCACACCGGTGTGCCTGAATAATGGGTTTAAAGCCTATGTATTCGCCGATGTCAGCAATATTGCGCCAGGTGATCTTTATCCATTAATCGGTGGCTATGCCTACGAGGTGCGCACCTTTAACGGTGAACCGCGTAAGTTTGTTTTTGGCGAATTACGTTGGACGAAAAAAGGCGAAAATGATCGCCTCAACACCCATTTCAACATTGTAGGAATGTGGGACTAAACCATGCAACAAACGTGGGAGCAACAACGCAACACCAACATCGCCGCCAAGCAAGCGCATATGGCGGTGGTGTTAGCGGAACGCCATCAGGCAGCACAAAATGAGGTGACGATTAATCCGTTACCCCATGAAGACTGCTTTTACACCACGTTACAACTTGAACTTTTCGCTACCAATCCTACCGACTTTGATTTTATTGAAGAAAAGTTGGCAAAACTGCCCCGTCAAAGACAGCGGGAACATTTCCGCAAACTCTATCTCAATGCTTATCGTTCCGTTCAAGATGACGGTTCAATTGCCTTTGCTCTTGGCAATAAACAACGCCGACACGCCAATCATTTCTTGCGTGAGGTGCTGGATGTGCGCCTACAACAAGTGATGAACCAATACAATATCGACGTGGCTTATCTGCAAGCATTCCTAGATAAACCGAAATGGCTTGCCGATTTAAAAGCGGATTTAGCCGATGAAGCGGAAATTCGTCATTTAGTCAAAGAAGGGAATCCTAAAGCACAACAATATTACACCGTGCCGACCCGTGCCGAAAAAAGCGCACAACAAGCCGAACTAAAAAAAATTGGGGAAAACACCGAAAAAAGAGCTAAAAAACAAATTACAAAAGGCAAATTACCCTTTTATTTAATCGGTGAAAGCAAACTGAAAGAAATCGCCTATCAAATCGCAGACGGTTTTCGCAATTTCCAATTTGACTATGTCCAAACTATTGTTGCGCTCAACCCGATTAAACTCACCCACGCAGAAATGAACGCCTGTTTTTTTGAGCTTTATAAAAAGTGCGGTCATATTGCCTTGAGTTTTGGTTTCCCTTTGCCTCATTGGCAAAAAATCGAAAAAAACAAAGCCATCAAAGGCGAACAAGTGGATGTGGTACTCGAAAAAGTCTGCTGTCATAAGTTTTGGTTTAAACGTATGCACAACATCCAAAAGCAAATGACGGAACATATCGCGATTGCTTGCGGCGAAGTGCGCAAAGGCGTGAGTAGTTATATTTCGTTCGGTGGGTTAAATCGTTGGATTCAGCAACAGCGCAAGAACTACGATTACTTGCGCGCCATGATTTTAGAAAATGTCGAAAACCCCGAAGAACAAATTGAGCTGTTTGACACCTTTATCAAATCATCAGCCTGCCCTGCCATTCGCCGCATTGAGTTGATGAACCGTTGGCGCGGTGTGGAAATTTGGGCTGATCATAATGGTTACATCGGGCTATTTCTCACTTTAACTGCCCCATCCGCTTATCACGCCGTATTAAGTCAATCCGGCAAGAATAACCCAAAATGGAACGGCAGCAGCCCAAAACAAACCCACAACTATTTAAACCGTGTTTGGCAACAAATGCGTGCCATTTATAACAAACGCAAAATGGTGAAATTCGGCATTCGTGTGGCAGAACCTCACCAAGACGGCACACCGCACTGGCACATTTTGGTTTATGTAAAACCGGAACACAAAGACGAATTTATTGAAATTTTCCGCCGCAAAGCCCTTGAAGAAGACGGGGACGAAAAAGGCGCGGCAGAAAACCGCATTGATGTGAAAGAATGCGATAAAGAACGGGGTTCAGCTACCGCTTATCTTGTGAAATATGTGTCAAAAAATATTGACGGTTTCGCCCTAGACAACGAAACATCAGACGAAGATCCCGACTTAAATTTAAAACTTAACGCCAAACGCGTGCGTGCTTGGGCGAGTACCCACCGCATTCGCCAGTTCCAATTTTTCGGCGCAGGCACAATCGGCATTTATCGTGAATTACGCCGCTTAATCAATGGACAATGCGAAGACGAAATCACCGAAAAAGCCCGTCTCGGTTGTGATTTGGGCGATTATGCTTTTTATTTTGACTTACAAGGCGGCGCGGAAACCCCACGGAGCGAACAGCCTTTACAACTGGACTACGAAGAAAAAGAGCCGAATCAATATGGTGAAAAACGCAAAGCCGTAATTGGGGTGAAGAATAAATTCACCGATTACGCCGTAAAAACCCGTCTTAAAAAATACGTCATCAAAAAACGCCCGACAGATTTTACATCTAGCTCGGTTGAGCGTAGCGAAACCGAAAAAAGCGGGCTTTGCCCGCCTTGGACTTGTGTCAATAACTGTAACCGTTCAAAAATTGAACAAAAAATAAAAATGTTATTGGCCCCGATTTGTGCACCGTTAAATGAACAAAAATTAGACTATTTATTCAAGTATAAACGGCTAGCCATAGATAAATATACAGCCTTAGAACTCACCGAAAACGACGTGCAGCTAGTGAAACGCAATCAAAACATGATGGCGACCCTCACCCCTGTGCCAAGAAACATACAAAAACTAAAAGATTTTCATAAAAAGCAACGTATTCAATAGGAGAAAACCAAATGAATAAACGTAAACAAAAACAACTGCGCCGGATTATCGCGGCAAAAAGTCTAGAAAATAACAGTCAAAAGGGCGGTCAAATTGAACTGAAAAATTTACAAGCGAAAGTGTGGGATCTTGCCGTGCAATCCCAACAAACCGTCAGCCTTGTCAAAACGCAAGGCGAAACCATCAAACTGCTTAACCGATTTTTCTCAAAAGAAATAAATCGCCTAGAAAACCGCCTCACAACCGATCGCATAGGAGCAACGTTGCCCGGTTTAATCGGTGGCATGGTAGGCGGAGTGATCGCTGTGTTTATGTGGATTTTGTGGATTATTTAAGAAGAAATATGAAACCAATATTAGACGCGTGTTGCGGTTCAAGAATGTTTCACTTTGACAAGAAAAATCCATATGTTCTATTTGCGGATAATCGTACACTTGAAACGGAATTTAAAGATAGGAATAAAGTCCGTAAACTCGAAATTAAACTAGATATTATCCACGATTTTACCAATATGCCTTACCCTGATAAATCATTTAAGTTAGTTATTTTCGACCCTCCGCATTTGATTCAAGGCGGCGACAATGCGTGGTTAGTCAAAAAGTATGGTCGTCTTAATATGGATTGGCGTACGCAATTAAAACAAGGTTTTGATGAATGTATGCGGGTACTTGATGATTTGGGTACACTGGTTTTTAAGTGGAACGAAACACAAATCCCTGTCAGTGAAATTATTAACACGATAGGACATCAGCCAGTTATCGGCCACAAATCGGGAAAAGCAGCCAAAACACATTGGCTACTGTTTATAAAAGTGTAATTTTAAATTAAGGAATTAGTCTTATAAGACAGAAAAAATGAATAAATCTAACACTAAAAAATCAGATAAAGACTTATGGGCTACGCCATGGTGGGTATTTTATTACGCTGAACACTATTTCAATATTAAATTTGATTTAGATGCGTGTGCCATGGAACACAACACAAAAGTGAAAAACTTCATCAGCCCGGAACAAAACACACTAACGGCAGATTGGAAAGGTCGCTATGTTTGGATGAACCCGCCTTATAGTAACCCTCTCCCCTTTGTATTACGTGCTATTCAGCAAAGTGTGTTACATAATAAAACCGTGGTGATGTTGCTCAATGTGGACGGCTCAACAAAGTGGTTTGATATGTGCATACGAAATGCAAAAGAAATCGTGTATATAACCAATTCGCGAATCCCATTTATCAACAACGAAACAGGCGAAGAAACCGACCAAAACAACAAGCCGCAAATGTTGGTACTATTTGAACCCAAAGCACCATATGGCAGTTTGAAATCTTCTTATGTTTCGTTGCATACGATGAAAGAATTAAACAATAAAAAATAACCCTTATAACCCCAAATTATTGACAAAGAAAAAAACAGAGTTATAATAACCCTATAAATTAACAAAAGGAATAAAAGGTGGACAGTAAAACGCTAATAAAGCAAATAGAAAAAGACGGATGGTATTTTGTCGGGGCGCGTGGTAGTCATCATCAATTTAAACATCCAATAAAGAAAGGTCGGGTCACTATCCCACATCCACGAAAGGATTTAGATATAAAAACGACCAAATCAATATTAAAACAAGCGGGGCTATAAGCCCCCTTTAATGAACAGGAGAGAATGAAATATGTTATATCCAATTGGTATTGAAATGGGTGATGAAAACCACGCATACGGCGTGATTGTGCCGGACGTGCCGGGCTGTTTTTCTGCCGGTGACACCCTAGAAGAAGCCTTTATTAATGCAAAAGAGGCTATCGCTTTTCATATTGAGGGAATGTTAGAAGATGGAGAGGAAATCCCACAACCGACATCATTACAAGAACACGCAAAAAATCCGGAATATGAAGGCTTTACATTTAGCTTTGTGGATGTAGATTTAACCCATTTAATGGGCAAGGCTGAAAAAATCAATGTAACACTGCCTAGCCTTTTAATTAAACGCATTGATGATTTCGTCGCCACCCATCCGGAATATAAAAATAGAAGTAACTTTTTGGCACAATTAGCCACAAATAAATTACTTTCCGCATAAAAAAAGCCGCTATTTCTAGCGGCTTTTTTCATCATCTAATATCTTTCGCAAATTGGCTTTTTCTTCTACTGACAGTTTGTTTAAAACAAGCTCAAGCAATTTATCTTTTGTTAGCTTACTGGCTCGCGTGGTGTGTCCAAATTCCATGTTCATCACAAAGCGGTGACCACATTGGGGATTCTTACACGCACAATAATAACGAGTAAATTCACTGTGTATGCGTTCAGATCTTTCAATCACTGATTTTGCATTGCACACCGAACAATAAATATCTGTTGTTCTTGCCATTATCCCCAAAACCACAAAAAATCATCAGTGCTTCTAATTATATAAAATACTGTTGTTTTGTATAGGTTTTTATATGGTTTTATTTTGCAAAATTTTGATCACGAAACTTGATTTTTAATAATGTTTTAATTTCAGGGTCATTATTTATTGATTCCGCAATAATTTCTTGCAACGGCATAACTTCGTCATAGTGATAAACTTCGCGATACTTCAACGGATCGCCTAATCCCCCCGTATTGGTCGGGATAATCCCACTTAAACCGGCAGGGAAACGATGTGCGGTTAAAACATCTTGCGCCGAAATATTTTTAATGTTGGCAAATTCATCTTTGGTGCCGGTATCCCCAATCGGGATCACTTTTAAGCCGTCAGGATGACCGTCCGCAATGTTTACGAACATAGATCGGAAATTCCCTACCCCTTTTGATTCGCTAATTTTTTTCGCGAGCTCTTCTTCCATTTCTTCCGTTAAGTCGGGATCCGTCGAATACAAAATAAAGCCCATGTGCGCCCCATTGCTGAAATAGCGACGGCGAAACACCGTCGCATCGGAGTTAAGCAAAGCAGACTGAATCCCGCCCACATAATCGGGCGATCCGTAAATCTGTTGCAGCGGATCATAGAGCTTAATAAAAATAATGTCCTGCGCATGGTAACGGTAGATTTCGTTCGCAGCATCATAGAGCGATTTCTTCATTAAATACGAATACCCGCCATCTTTACGCACCCGTAAATATAAACTGGAAAGCGGAACAAGACGCACCACTTGCCCAAAACCGTTACGCACTTTTAAAAGCCCCACATCGCCGAATTGAATCAAGTTCAGGCACAGCGCACGCATTTCCATTTTAGATAGGGCCTTTCCCCCCTCGTATGTTGCGCTCACCATATTGGCACGGCTATGCAAAATTCCCCCATGCTGCGCGTTTTGGTGTGGCAGTTTAGCCAATGCGTAGCGATTCACCGGGGGTAAATAGCAATTATAATTTTCATCAAAACCGATTCCCACATAATCCAATGCCGGCGAGGCGGTGATCTCATTTAAAGAAAAAGTGCAGTCATTAATTGGCGCAATCACCATAGGTTTATTTTTCTTTATTTTTATATTATTTTTCATTGAGTACACTCCATCCGCGTCGTTTGCGCGGTTTATCACTTAACGATTTTTTATTGATAGCATTACAAATAGCAAAGAACACATCAGCATGCTGCGTTTTGACGGTGCGTTCAGCCGTAAATGTCATCGCATTGCCGCTTTTAGTCGATTGGTGCTTAATCATTAAAAAGCTCGGCACAATATCCAGTTCTTTTTCGCTCCACTCAATTTGCCCGTGTTCGACCAAATCATGCACTTTAAGCACCATGCCCGTTTTGCTTTCGGGGTTGTAAATAATGGCAGTGGCTGCACGGCGGGAAAACTCTTTCACCAGTTCATAAACGCCATACCCTACGCCCGTTGCATCAATGCCGATGTAAGTCATATTGTATTTTTCATAAAGTGCGCGAATTTGATTGGCTTGATACACATAAGACAGTCCATGCCATTGATAGCGTTCAAGCAAGCGATATTTCTCACCGGGCAAAGCAGGTGGGGCAATAATCACAAAACTCGCCCCATCGCCACTATGTGCAGGGTCAAAACCGCCCCACACTTCGCGATCACCAAACGGGCGATCCGCTTTCGGGTCAAAATCCGCCCATTTCGTCGTATCAACACCACATTTTAAAAGTTGCTTAATATTGAAAATGGAATCCGCATCATCAATCCAAACGCACATATAAAGCTGGTTGAAAGCGTATTTGCTATAACGTTGTTTCAGTTTTTCAATATTAAACAGGCTACCCGCACCGCCTTTAAGCGCATCTTCAATGGTTACGACATAACGCCACTGACCATCAGGGCAAAGTCGCCCGCCGTCACGCAATTCGGCAAAAGTCGGGAACGGCACGTTTTTACGTTTTGGATCGCCGTCGCGCCAGTTGTCTCCACTCCAAAATGAATAGGATTCATGAAATTTTGAAGACGGCGTGCTGAAATAGGTTTCGCGCCATTTTGCGTGTGTTGCCATGGCTGAAGCCACGTCATTAAACCGCTGAAAATCACGAATCCATGCGTATTCGTCGCCGTAAACGTGTCCGCTATTACCTTGTGATGTGTTTTTGTTCGTCGATAAAAAATGTAGTTCCGCGCCGTTACTTAAAATAATCGGGTTGCCGGTCAGCTCTACCCCGAAATATTCCCGCGCCATTTTTACAATGTAATTTTTGAAAATTTCCGCTTGTCGTTTGCTTGCCGACAAGAAAATTTGATTGTCGCCGGTAAAAATCGCATCTTCCAATGCCTCAAAACTAAAATAATAAGTCGCCCCGATTTGGCGAGATTTCAAAATATTGCGCACATCGTGGTGCTTGTTGGCGCGGATATGTTTTTGATAATCAAACAACGAATCAATAAACGGTTGACACATTTCCGGCGTGACGTGCGAAATGTCGTTTTTTACCCGTTTTTTCTTCTTGCGTTCGTCACCGTCGCCGCTGTCGGCAAAGCCGCGTTCACCGCAGGAAACCTCCGCAAAATCGACCGCACTTTTTGCCGTCACTTTTGCCACTTGCGCCGCACGTTGCTTTTTATACTGAATATCTTTATCGATCAATGCCTCAAGTTCTTTGATTTCCTGATCGCTTTTATTCTCGCGTTCGGTAAGTGTGATAATGCGCAGCGCGATTAATTCTTCAATGCCGCTTTCACTGATTAAATTACGCCAGTTGTATTTTTCCGCCCAATAGTAAATCGGGCGTGTGCTATTGAGTTTTAATTCCGCCGCAATCTCTTTCGGTGTGTATTTCTTCAAATAAAGAAACTTAGCGGCGTAAATCACTTCGTCATCATAGCGTTTTGTTTTTCTTATTCTTAGCTTTGATTCCGTCATCTTCTTTGTTGCTGTTGTTGTGTTGGGCGTATTGTGGCAACAAAAACAACAAAAATTTAATGGCAAAATTCGGATATGTTCGGA